AGATCCTAAGCAATGGTTAACAGATGGATTGATTCAAGATGCCGGAGATGTGGACAAGGAAGGTCAAATGAGCATATTCGATTTAATGGGGTGACCACATGGATAATGAAGTATTTCAAATCGCTTTCCCAGGTATGACCATAGACGAGGATGCAACCTTTACTAAACTGGAAAAAGAGTTGAAAACGGCATTTTTATATAAAAGATTGGGATTTATCCGCAGGGAAGCAGTCACCACACCATCATATGAGGTTAATGAAAGCGGAACTAACTCAGTGCGTGCAGTATCTAACCAAACACAGAGTATAGCTATTCATAACATAGATGGCGAAGAACGATCAAGACGCACCTACGACCGTGTGACGTTGGCTATAAGTAGGTTAAATCCTTTAAAACAAAGGATTATAATCGCTAAGTTTATGACGGACCCTAAACCGCAAGATGTGACCATATGGATGGATACAATCTTATCCGAGCGTGAGTATTACAGGGTACTGAAAGAGGCTAAAAGTGATTTGGCATATGCCTTGAGGTTAGAGGTAATTGTTGAATAGTAGAAATAAAAAAAGAACGAAGGAGTGTATAACATGAAGAAGATTTCACTTTTATCAATTTTACTAAGTTTTGTAATTATCCTAACTGCTTGTACAGATGCTGACATTGCCTCAAACAACTTGTCCAAAGCCGCTGACAATTTCGAGGTCGATAGACGGATTATATTTTACAACGGGATCACTGACACCTACTTGCTGACCATCGAAGGACGGTGCTCGCTTGGCAATCAGGATGATCGATCCAAGCAAGTGACGGTGACGTGTAAGACAGGAGAAAATGCGTACAAGAAACACTTTCTAGGGCTGTCAGATAACGTAACGTACTTTGCGGAGCAACTGGAGCCTGTAGTTGCTAGCGCCTATCATTATCGCGTCACGTTCAAACCGCAATCTATCGTACCTGATATTGATCTAAGAGTTAGTGGAGAATAAAGAAATAAATCTTGGCAGGATAATGGCAGGAAGTTGGCAGGGAATTAGGAGATAAGCGATATATAATGTAATTGTGGGTAAATGAGATTAGACACCAAAGAGATATGTATATCTCAACTCTAAAGCGGTCAAGTCAGTAATGAATAGGCTTGATACCGACTTAATATGCTATTGGTGCAGATCCAATCCATTCCCACAACGTATAAGGCATCAGGTCTATGGACTTGGTGCCTTTTGTTATTGCAAATGTTATTATTTGTATGAGGTGATACTAATGTATTTTTATACTTTATCAAGTGGTTGTCATGAACAGTATGAAGAAGTAACTGTAATACATGAAACTAAATTTACAAAACAGCAATTCGGTGAAATGTTCAATGCAGCTGTAGAAGCGGAGCCGTTGGACCCTAATGAAGATAGCGTTTCAAAATACCTAATAGAGCATTTTGGATTCAAGTTAATGGAACCTACAATTATGATTGAGTGTGAGTACGGAGAATACAATAAACTAACACAAAGAGATTACGATTCGTACAATCCAGTAAAGATGGATGCAGCAAGAGCAAGGTGGAGAAGTAAAGAAATTAGATAAACACATTAAGTCACTCTAACGAGTGGCTTTTTTATATTACATAAAGGATGGTGATAGTCATGAACGTACAGGAGAAGATGATGAAACTAAACATACAACCTGTTAACGACAAGGTGTATCTACAACATCTAAGACAATTGGATTTACTGGGCGTAGATGTGACTGAGCAAAAGTATTACAAAATGTATAGAGACACACCAATGTTTTACTCTGATGAGTACTTAAATAAACATTCGATTGATACTTTGCTTGAAGCTGACAAGAGGAATCGGAAGATGTTCAATCCAACACTTATAGCTAAAATACTACGCAAGTGTGGTACGTGGTGGTTTAGGTTCAGGTATATGTAAGTAATAGACATCAGTTCAATCCACAGCACGTTATGTGCAGAAAGGATTAAGCTGATCAAACTATCTGCGTTAGTCACTCGCTTATGTGACTGGATATGTGGAAGGATGGTGGATGTAATGTTTAAGGCTAACCTCAATGAGCGAGTGAAGGTAAAACTAACGGATGTCGGCATAGCTATCATGAAGCAAAATCGAGCGGAATTAAACGGTAACATCATAAAGCGTGGCGGTAAAGGGCTAGGAGAATGCGAACCAGTGATCGATAACTTTGGATATACAGCGTTTCAATTGTGGGACTTGATGCAAACATTCGGGGAGCACGTGGGCCTTGGAGCGGAATTACCATTTGAAATTGATATCTCATTCCCGAGACGCGAACCAATTACGCATACCTTATATGATGAAAGCGGTAAAGTTGTGGACGTTGTAACTGTGGGTGATGTTCATGAGTAACCCGCAACAAACATCATGTGATGCAGGATGTAACCAACAGTTTGCAGTTGAGCAGTTCGATATAAAGGGTATGGGCGAAGGTGTAGACGAAGTGTACTTTGTATGTCCTCATTGCCAACATAAGTATCTAGTGTTCTATACAGATGCGGTGGTTAGGAAGTTACAAGCAAAGATCAGGAGAGTGCAGAAGAAGTTCGCTAATCCTCATGCTGATCATGCTAAGACAGCAAGGCAAGAGGCTGAGATACAACAACAGATCAAGGGACGCATGGATGTGTTGAGGTTAGAGATAGAGGGTGAACAGTGATGGCATTAGATGTGAACGATGTACAGAAGAAAGAGTTAAATGATATTGAGTTTTTGGATGTACTCGCTGACGAACTTAATAATGCTGAGAGAGTATATCTTGGTGGACATGGAGAAGGTGCAAAGGTAATCCAAATATCTGATGAGTTAGCAAAGGAAATAGCAGTAAGGTTGAAGAGTGCGTTCAATTGGATAGAGAACATAGGCTATTAGGGAAGGGTGAACCCAATGGATAGCATATACACCACACAGGATGACACACGAAAGACATGTCTCTTTGGAATGCAAGGAAGGGATATGTACCAGGACTTAGGACGGTTACCTTCTATGCTAATGGAGTTCCGGCACTGACTGTAGAGATGGAGGGGTAAGCGTGAAGGGTGACTTATTGTATCTATGCATTGATAAGGGTCATAGGTTTGTCGTAGGTAAAGAGAATGCGAAGGATGGACTGCGGTGTGTTGTGTGTGGAAGTGGGTGTTATCCATATGGACCTGTTGGAAGAAAGATAGTGGATGGGTTACCAAGGTACGAGGCAGGAAGGGTTGCTGTGGTAGATCTGCAAGAATGGGAATCAACACTAAAGGGCGGGATGAAGTGTAGAACGGCAACGCCTTTGTTAACCATAACTGTACAAGACCTAGACAGCGTGCCTGTTGTCACATACAAAGGCGAGGTTATACATGGCAAGGTGTCAATCTCCTATGAGTGGTTAACACGTGAGGATAAGGGTTATGGCAGGCACAACGCACGTATCAAGCATATAGACAAAGATGTGGGATCCATTGAAGAGATTGCATTTAATAAGATGTTTGAAGATAAGACCGTCGAAGGAGTGACAAACATGGATAAGGATACAGAGTTAAAGCCTGAGAACCTTAGAGAGTTTGAGATGTTAACTAAGGCACAACATATAGGAGAGCTTATGATTGCGGCGGGAGAAAGAATCAGCAGGGCTTGCATTGCCGTTGAGAAGGATCTATCCATAAGCGCGGGAGAGTAACTGTTACATGACCGGATACAAGACGCTAGAGCAAAAGAAGACATTCTATAACTCAGCAGCATGGACAGGTAAGAATGGTATACGGCATCAAGCATTGAAGAGAGACAACTATGAGTGCCAAGAGTGTAAGAAGCTTGGACAGATACACTTAGACTCAGAGAAGGTTGATGGAGAACGTAAGAGTATTGAATTGAATGTACATCACATCAAGGAGATAGAAGATCATCCAGAGTTGGCATTGAAGTTAGATAACACTGTTACTCTCTGCTTATACCATCACAACGTTGTACATGGTCGAGTGCCTGAAGACAGCCAAGGAAAATGGATGGACGAGAAATGGTAACACCCCCCGTCAATATATTTCAACGATTATGAAAAATCTAAATGACCGGGGAGGGGTCTTTCTCCCAGATTTATCAGTGAATTCGCGCGTTATATTGTATTGGTAATAAATGTAAGTTGAAAGGAGGGGATAACATGAGCAGACAAGATTCTTTGAGGAATGAAATTGAGCGTGATTTGACAGAGCAGTTGAAAGGAAAAGCAGTTGTGGGAGCGCATTACGGAGACATTATTCAAGATTACCTATCTTTGTGGGATTTGAAGTGTAAACTAAGCGAGGATATTAGAACCACAGGTATAAGTGTACCTGGTATGCATGGTCCTAAGTCGAACCCCTCCATCAACGACATGCATAAAACCAATGACAGAATGCTGAAAATATTGGATGCGTTAGGGTTGAAGGCTTCACCGATTGAACCGATCGTGCCTGAGAAAAAGCGCTCACCTGACGATTTGATATGATCGGCAATAAGTACGTGGTCGAGTATATCCGCCTATATAGAACAGGTAAAATACAGCTAAACAAAGAGCGCATAATGCTGATTGATTACCTAGAGAAATATATATTGGTGCGAGATGATTTATACTTTGACGATAAAATGATTGAGAACTTTATTAAGTTTTCAGAGCGGTGGTATTTCCCCTTATCGCCATTCCAAAAGTTCTTAGCTGCATTCGTTTTTCTTTTTTACAAAGAGGATGATTCGGTATTCTATGAACAGCATTTGTGGTTGATGGCGAGGGGAGCCGGAAAGAACGGGCTCATATCCGCATTAAGCCATTTTTTCATTAGTCCATTGCACGGGATACCTAAATACAATATCTCCATTGTGGCTAATAGCGAACTGCAGGCGAAAACATCATTCAAAGAAGTGTATGATGCTATCGGTTCAAATGAAGTACTGGAAGAAATGTTCTATTGTACGAAGGTAGAAATTCTAGGTAATGACACAAAAAGCGTTTTGCAATTCCATACTTCTAACGCGGGTTCGAAAGATGGCTTGCGTGACGGTGCAGTAATTTATGATGAGATTCATCGATACGAAAATTCAGATGTAGTAAACGTGTTCTCGAGCGGTTTGGGGAAAGTCCCAAATGCCCGGGAATTTTTTATTGGGACAGATGGATTTGTTCGTGAAGGATTCCTGGACAAGTTGAAAGAACGGGCCATGAACATCTTAGAGGGGAAAGACTTAGAAGATCCACTCTTTCCATTCATATGTAAAATTGACGAGCCGGAAGAAATCGACAACCCTGAAACGTGGGAGAAAGCCAATCCTATGTTTAGCAAGCCGAGAAGTTCCTATGGCAAGGGTTTGTTTAAAAAGGTATTAACTCAATACAAACAGCTAGTCAATAACCCTTCAAACCGTGAAGAGTTTATGACGAAGCGTATGAACTACCCTGAAGTTGATCTGAACAAGGCGGTAGCATCGTGGGAAGATATCCTTTCAACCAACAGACCGTTTCCTGATTTGGAACATCGTGTATGTGTTGGGGGATTAGATTTCGCAAGTATCAAAGACTTTGCAGCTGTGGGCCTGTTATTTAAGGTTGGAGAGGATTACGCATGGAAAACACATTCCTTTGCACGCAAAGGGTTTTTAGATGTAGCCAAATTAAAACCACCTATTAAGCAATGGGAAACAGACGGGCATTTAACAATCGTAGATGAGCCTGTGATTAACATAAAGCACATCGTTAATTGGTTTGTAGAAATGAGAGAGATGTATGGAGTTAACACGATTGTAGCCGATACATTCCGCTTAGATCTGGTCAAATCGGCACTTGAAGCGGAAGGGTTTCAGATTGTATATATCCGTAATCCTAAAGCGATCCATTCCCTCTTAGCTCCACGAGTAGAGACATTATTTGCAAATAAACAGATCATCTTTGACGACAATCCTTTGATGCGCTGGTACACCAACAATGTATATGTGAGCACCAAGAAGGATGGCAACAAAGAGTATCTGAAGAAGGATGAATTCAGACGTAAGACTGATGGATTCCAAGCGTTTATTCATGCGTTATTCGAAGCGGATAACATCTTGGGGGACGAGATAGAATTTTTCCTAAGCGACATTAAATTTTAAAAGAGGGGGTGAGGAAATTTGGGGTTTTTAGATGCAATTTTTAAGAGGAATAGCGAACTAGGATTCATGTTTGATGTAGAGATGTTTCAAGAGACTTCTAACAGAGCGCACATGAAACGGTTGGCGATAGATACATGTGTTTCATTCTTGGGTAGGACGATCAGTCAATCAGAATTTAGAATTAAAAATGGAAAAGAATTTGAGAAGGACGAACTGTATTACCGACTCAATGTAAGACCAAGTAAGAATGTAACAGCCAGTACGTTCTGGCAGACATTTATAAGTAAGCTAATCTACGATAATGAATGTCTGGTTATCCAAGCGGACGATGGAGATTTATTGATTGCTGATAGCTTCCAACATAATGAATATGCGGTATTGGAAGACACGTTCACCAATGTTGTAGTGAAGGAATACGAGTTTAAGCGTAGTTTCAAGCAGAGTGAAGTCATTCATTTAAGATACAGCAACGAAAAGTTAGCTCCACTAATAGACAGCTTGTTTGCAGACTACGGGGAATTGTTTAGCAGAATACTATCCGGGCAAAAGCGGAAGAATCAGATCCGCGGAACTGTGGATATGGACATGCTAACCGCTAAAACAAAAGAGCAACAAGCGAAGTTGCAAGAGTTTATCGACAACATGTATAAAGCGATTGGTAAAAACGATGTAGCTATCATCCCGCAGCAACCAGGATTCAAGTATACAGAAGCAACTGGAAACGGAGTTAGTGGTCAAAGCGTGGATGAAGTCAATAAAGTCACCAACGGGTTTTTAGATCAGGTCGCAATGGCGATAGGCATTCCGGTTAGCTTACTTCATGGGGATATGGCCGACGTGGAAAAACAAACAAAGAATTATATGTTCTTCACAGTCGCACCTTTACTTAAAAAGATAAGGGATGAATCTGATGTCAAGTTCTTTACTCAAGAAGAATATCTGAATGGTAACTGCATCGACATTAGAAAACCTTCATACCGTGATATCTTCGATTTAGCTACAGCAGTGGATAAACTTCGCGCATCCGGGACCCTTAATGGAAATGAGTTGAGAAGTGAAATAGGTTATGAAACGGTTGACGATGAAATGATGAATAAGTTTGTAATGACTAAGAACTATCAAGATAGTTCTGAAGCGCTTAAAGGGGGTGAAAAAGAATAATGCGTAAAATGACAAAACAAGACTTCTTCAAATCGTTTAAGAATCAGTCGTATGTTAATCAACTAGAACAGATTGGACGGAAGTTTGAAGCACGTCACATTGAAGCCACAAATACAACTGAGTTGACAATCTATGGTGTTATCGGCGATTCATGGTGGGAGGATTCAATATCAGCTTCCGATATTGACGAAGCGTTGAAAAATAAAACGGGTGATATTTTGATTCACCTAAATTCTCCAGGTGGCGACGCATCAGACGGTATAGCAATTTTTAATCGCTTAATTAACCACAAAGAAAAACATAACGCCAAAGTTACTATTCGTGTTGATGGTTGGGCTTGTTCTGCAGCTTCATTATTTCCTCTTGCTGCTGATGAGGTGATTATGGGACTTGGTTCTATGATTATGATTCATGAAGCTAGTACGATTGTTTGGGGAACTAAGAGAGACATGAGAAAAGAAGCAGATGTGCTCGAACAGCTAGAAGAAGGGATCATCGACATTTACATGACTAAAGCAAATGTTAGTCGTGAGGAAATCCGCAGAATGGTTGATGACGAGACGTGGTTCAGCGCACAAAAGGCGATTGATAATGGTTTCGCCACTTCTATCGCTACCCCATCGACTACGGAAGATAACAAAGAAGTGTCTCAGTTAAAAGCGCAAATGCAATCAATGCAAAAAGAGTTACTACAATTAAAAAATGCGGAACCAGAAAAGCCAGCGCCTGTTAAACAAAACAAGGCAGCGAGGTTTTTTTAAATTCCAAAAAAATGGAGGAACTAAACAATGACAATCAAATTCAATAAATCAGAAAAATATCAAAATGCAAAAGCAGCACTAACAGCGGTGTTATCGAAAGAAGAAGCGACGGAACAAGAGCAAACACAAGCATACGAAAACTATTTCGATGCTTTGCAAACAGAAGTAGCTTCTTCCATCACATCACAAGTGAATAACGATATGTTGGATCGTTCTATTCTTCAGCAACGCGGACAGAACGTCCTTACGTCCGATGAAACGAAGTTTTTCAATGCCGCTGTAGTTGCAGGAGGTTTCACGGACGATTCCATCCTACCTGTGACGACTCAGGAGCGTGTCTTTGAGGACTTGACTACTGAACACCCATTACTAGCCGCACTCGGCTTGCAAGACTTGGGAGCAGTTACACGTTTCATCTATTCAGATGCAACTAAGGCATATGCGTGGGGCGCATTGTTTGGTGACATCAAAGGACAAATTAACGCGGCATTCCGTGAAGAACAGATCAGTCAATTCAAACTAACGGCGTTTGCTGTTATCCCAAATGACATGATCGAACTTGGTCCGGTGTGGGTTGAGCGTTATGTTCGCACAGTGCTTGTGGAAAGTTATTCTGTTGGTCTTGAATATGGATATGTAAACGGTAAAGGTCCATCTGTTTCAGAGCCAATCGGACTAATGAAAAATGTTGCAGCGAATGGCGCTGTAACTGACAAAGCATCTTCTGGTACATTGACATTCGCACCTTCTCAATATGGTGAAACGGTGGCAGGAGAACTTTACGAAGTTGTTAAGGCACTATCTACGGATGAAAAAGACAAGTCCCGCAAAGTCCTAAACAAGATCGTTATGGTCGTAAATCCTGTGGACGCTATCGGCGTGCAAGCTCGGAACACAATCCAGACAGCGAACGGTCAGTGGGTAATGGCTTTACCTTACAACATCCAAGTGGTGGGATCGGAAGAAGTGCCTACAGGCAAGGCGCTATTCTTTGTGAAGGGTCAATACTTAGCGGCTATCGCAGGCGGTTACAAACTTAAAAAGTTTGATCAAACACTAGCGATTGAAGACGCTACGCTTTACACGATCAAGCAATTTGCGAACGGTAAGCCAAAGGATAATAAAGCCGCATTGGTGTATACCTTGGATATCAAATTTGTTCCAACGCCTTAGCATAGAAAGGGGCAATCAATAATGGCTTACAAAGTAATCAATAGATTCATGGAAAACGAGGATAACGGTACAATTTATAGTGTGGGCGAGAGCTACCCGAAAGGTAGCTTCAAACCTACAAAAAAGCGTATTTCAGAATTATCCAAAGTCCATCCGAAATACAACGTTACATTTATTGAGGAAGTTAAAGAGCAACAAGAGGAGTGATGTAATGAGCATCACGAATGAAATTTTAATGGAGTTTAAAGAAAGAATGCGCTTAGAGGATGATGAAGATTCGAACCTCACGCGCATTCTTTCTGCTTCTCTTTTTGCTCTAAAGAATAATTGTGGTGAGTACGACATGGACAACGAATCGTTCAAGGAACTGGTGTTTGAGCGTTCCAGATATGCATACAACGATGCTTTAGAGTATTTCAATACAAACTTTTTGAGTCAAATTAATAGTTTGGCAGTCGCTAAGGCTCTCGAAGAAATTCAGGTAGGTGATCCGATTGCAACCGCCTAAGTATAAACCTAAGTTGAATGCCGGAAAGCTGAACAGGCGAATCACGATCCAAAAAGAAGGACCTTCTGAGGATGCGGCAGGATACCCAATACCTAATCCGCCTTGGGAAGATGTCGCCACGGTATGGGCTTCGCGCGAACCGTTAAGAGGGCGTGAACTTTGGGCAGCCGCTACTATTCATGCCGAAAAAACGGTACGTTATAAGATTCGATACCGCGATGGAATCACTTCTGACATGCGTCTGATCGATGGGAAAGTAACTGTTAATGACGTACAGATGGATCGAATCTATCAGTTATCTGCCGTACTTGATGATGTATTCGATGACCGCAGAGAAACACACCTATTGGCTATAGAGGTAACCAATGGGTAGCGGCGTTGAACTACAAGGTGTTGACCAGATGCTTGAGTCCATCCGTAGGAAGATGAATTCAGGCGTTTTCCGTTTGGAGAATCAAGGATTACGTGAAGCTGGGGAGATATTTGCAGAGGGACAACGGGAAAAGGTTTCTGTTAGTTCAATTGACCATCTCCATATGAGGGATGACATTAAGGTTAGCCCTGTAAAGCGAGAGGATGGACTACGATTTGTAACAATCGGTCCAGGCAATAAGACGAAATGGAGAGCTCACTTTGACGAGTTTGGAACGAAGAATCATTCGGCCCGTCCCTTTATCTATCCAAGCTTCCACGAAAATAAAAATCGTGTATCCCAATTCCTTTCCGCAGAATTCAGAAAGGGGATGCAGTAATGTTAATTGACCTTAAACCCGCCATAACGCAAGCGCTGAGAAATAATTCAGCGCTTGTTTTGTTGTTGGGAGATAAAAAGGTTTGGCCACAAGTAGCACCGACAGAGTTCATTAACAGCAAGGGCATTAAAGTACCAGTAACTACGCCTTACGTGACATTTTCCGAGATTACCAACTTCGATAACCGTTATGCAAGCAACACTGCATTCAGTAGCGAGATCCATTTTCAAATTGATATATGGACACAAAGTGATACAGGTCCGAGTGCTATAGAGGTTAACCGAACTATGGAGGAACTTGGGTTTACACGGTCGGGGTCTACTGACCTGTTTGAAACAGAAACAAAAACGTACCACAAAGTTTTAAGATATAAAACTATAAAATATGGGAGTTGATTGATTTGTCAGAACAAAACAAAATAGCTGTACCAGTCGGTTTACAAGATATTTATTATGCACTTTTAAGTAAAGATGACAAAACAGGAGCCACATACGGTACGCCCAAATTAATGTTGCCAGCGATTACCGCAAATGTTACACCGACGGTGAATTCAGCAACACTATTTGGTAATGACGGACCTATCCTTACAGCAAATGCGCTTGGTGAAATAGCGGTCGCTATTGGTGTTGCTAGTATTCCATTCGCTACACAGGCTGAGTTGCTAGGATCAAAGCTAAGCGCTAACGGATTGTTGGTCGACAATGCTGATGACCAAGCGCCAGAAGTTGCGCTGGGCTATCGCATAAGTATGTCGGATGGCACTTTCCTTTACACTTGGTTGCTCAAAGGTAAATTTAGTTTGCCGAGTTCCGAATCAAAGACTAAGGAAGGTACACCAACATTCCAAACACCAACATTGAATGGTGTATTCTTGAAACGCATGTTCGATGGTAATTGGAGATTCCGCGCAGATAGTGCTGATGTTGGTAGTGCGGAGTTAATCGCAAAATGGTTCACCGCGGTACCTTCCGAAGTCCCAAACCCCTAACGGCGTTCCTGTCTCCTCTGCAACCGATCTCGATCTAGTCTACTTGCAGGGAAGCCGTATCAAACCAAGGCGGCTATAAATGCCGCCTAATATTTTAGGAGGGGATAAGATGCCAGGTGAAACTGAATCATTAGTGAAAACAAAGGATGGCACAATAGCTCCACAGTACTACGATATAGCAACTAATAAATATAACTACGCGCAGGGCAGGGATGGAGCTCCTTTTGTAACTCCGGTAGGCAGTCACCAATTAAAACATGGACTATTAAATGTCGCTACCGCAGGGACTGCTGTACAGCTTCCGAATATACCGTGTCGTGAGGTAACGATCATCGCAAAGGATACAAACACCGGTGATATTTTCGCGGGTGGAGTTGGTGTGCTCTCAACTTCATATGGTGCAAAGCTCAAGGCAGATGGCTCAACCGACTTCAATGTAAACAATGCAAATCTTATATTTATTAATTCATCTGTAAGCGGAGAAGGAATCTCGTTTTTCGCAACTTAATTAATGGGGGAAGGTGATTAATAATGAGCAGATATACGCCAGTCCCACTTCGAGGGTTGGTTACTCCGCGAAACGAAATAACCACAAGCCCGCGAATACGCCAAATCGTCGAAGCAAAGAACCTAATTCTTAACAGCGGGTATGGTGGTAGCTACGACGATACACAAGCGGGGGCAACAGGTGGAAGATGTGTGAAGTTTGTGCATAACACGGCGGGTAACAGTAAAGCTACTTACGGCGGCACAACAGGCAAGGTCATCGAGAATCTTCTTGGTAATAAGGCGGGACAGTACACAGTGAGATGCAGATTAAAAAAGTCTGGATCCACAGATCTAAGTTTCAAAAATTTTGCAATTGTCGTTCAAAACGGTGTCCCCTTTAAGGTTTCAAAAGATAGCGTGGTAGATGCAGTATTAGAGCTTTCAGCGGGACAAATATCTACTGATTGGGCTTGGCATGAAGTCTCCTTTTATTGGGACGGTATCCAACCAATCGAGCTCTGGACAGGTAAGACGCCCGGAGGGGATCCTGCAGCAATCTTTTGGGAAGACCAAGTTGTATTTATTAGCGCGGATGGGGTAGAGAAAAACGTTCAAACCCTTGAAACAAAGGCAACATTGGACATATCTGGTGACAATAGTATTAGAATACGCAGGACACACACTCCCACTAGCGCAATCGACACTGGCAAGACTGGAGATATCTGTTGGGATGCTAACTTTATGTATGTTTGTATTGCAGACAGCACATGGAAGCGAACACCAATAGCGACATGGTAACAACGCAGGGAGTCGATCTTATCGGCTCTCTTTTTAATGCTTGGAGGGCTGAATAATGAAAGCCGAGAAAACCCCAATTGAATTAAACGGAACTAAATACTTACTGTTTGACCTCAACGCATTTTACGAATTTGACAGAGTGTATGGATCTCTCAGTAAAGTATTTCGGGCGGTTTCCAACGATGACAGTATCATTCCTTACATTTTACATTTCGGATTACTTCACGAAGAAGATGTACCAATTGAACACTTAGAACTGTTAGTCGATCTATCCAGCAGAGATACATTGAGAAAACAAATATCGCAGGCTCTAAAACTAGCTTCGCCTGACGTTGATGAACATAAAAACGAAGCAGTTCCGGTAAACAAAGATGAGGCTGAGAGGCCTTGGGAATGGGACATGCTCTATTACATTGGTACTGTGGTTTTGCGAATGTCGGAATCTGATTTTTGGAGTTGTACACTGCGTAAATTATTATCTTTGATTGCGGCACACAGGCGATACAACAGAATGGATAAAGAAGATGAAGCGCAAGAAACCGCATCGGATGAATTCATAAGAAATTACATGTAACGAGGGGGTGAAAATTAAATGGCAGATGAAATTGAAGTATCCAATCTAGTCACCAAACTATCTATTGATGATTCGGGCGTAGAACAATCCATGGCTCAACTTGCTAGGCAGATGAAGGTTGTACAGTCGGAGTTTCAAGCGGCATCTACAAAGCTCGGAGATCATGCTAACTCTCAGGATGTGCTTAAAACAAAGGCAGACGGACTAAACAAGCAGATGGATATTCAAGGACAACTGATCTTAAAGCTTAAAAAACAGCATGAAGAAGCCGCCCTTGCAAAAGGGAAAGATGCAAGAGAAACACAAAACCTTGAAACCAAGCTGAACAAGGCGGTCGCACAGTACAACAAGATGGATTCTGAGTTAAAGAAAACCAACACCGAGCTAGGCAAGATGGACACCGAACTGAAAAAGACTACCGTCGAGGTAGACAAGCAAACCACAGCGTGGCAAAAGGCATCAACCGCATTAGATGAAGCTGCCAAGAAAATGGAGTCTGTAGGCGGTAAAATGTCCTCAGCAGGGCAGAGCCTTGCACTCATGGTGACCGTTCCGTTGGTTGCCGCTGGTGCCGCGTCCACAAAAGCCAGTATTGATTTTGAAAGTTCTATGACCGGGGTCAGAAAAACCATAGATGCGACAGAAGAAGAATTCAAGCAGTTCGAAACAAGCATCCGTGACATGGCAAAAACACTGCCAGCGACCGCAACGGAAATAGCAGGGGTAGCAGAAGCGGCGGGACAACTTGGAATCAAGAATGAAGCTATCATGGGCTTTACTCGAACTATGATTGACTTAGGCGTTGCAACTAACATGAGCTCTGAACAGGCAGCGACATCGCTTGCGCGATTAGCAAACATCACTCAGATGCCACAAGATAATTTTGATAAGTTAGGATCAACAATTGTAGCGCTCGGCAACAACTTAGCTACAACTGAATCTGAAATAACACAAATGGCTCTTAGGCTTGCGGGTTCTGGTCATCAAATCGGAATGACTGAAGCGCAGATACTTTCGTTTGCAGGGGCTTTATCCTCGGTCGGTATTGAAGCGGAATCAGGTGGATCATCGTTTTCAAGAGTCATGATAGATATGGCGCAGGCGGCAGCGACTGGCGGCAAGCAATTAAATAACTTTGCAGCTGTGTCCGGTATGACCGCAAAACAATTTAAAGAGTTATTCCAGAAGGATGCAGCCGGTGCATTGACCTCATTTATAGAGGGTTTAGGTCGAATGTCAAAAGCTGGCGAGAACACCTTTGGAGTCCTTGATACTTTGGGACTTTCTGAAATTCGTGTACGTGATGCGTTGCTTCGCGCCTCTGGTGCGGGAGACTTATTCAGAACAAGCTTGGAACTTGGTACAAAAGCTTGGGAAGAAAACATAGCATTGACGGATGAAGCAAGTAAGCGGTACGAAGAAACGAAATCACAACTTAAAATACTTGGGAACAGAATTGCAGATACCGCTATCACTCTAGGGGATAAGCTTGTCCCAGCGCTAATGTCTGCCCTCGATGCCTTAGAACCAATGCTAAAATCAGTCGAAGAAGGCGCGAAATGGTTCGCTAACCTTGATCCTGAAATGCAAAAGACTGTCATTACCATGCTTGCAGTGGCGGCGGCCGCAGGACCCTTATTAATCGCTACAGGGAAAATAGTCTCGAGTATCGGAACGCTAATACCTGTTATTAAAGCCTTGGGGACTGCATCGGTTTGGTTGATGACAACTCCGTTTGGCTTGATTATTACAGGTGCTATTGCTGTAACTGCTGCATTCTTCGCAATACAGCACAGTATGGAAGAATCAAAGAAAGCCGCCGAGGATTTAGCACAGGCGCAGTTGGATTTACAGGAAGTACAAGAAAACGGAATATCTCGAAGCGAAGTAGAAGCGGCACAAGAAAAGATAGACAAGCTTAAAGAGTTAACTGAAACGTATAAGAAACTTATTGATGTTGCTTCCGCTTCTGATGGGGCTCAGATGGGAAACAACTTAGGGGCTCTATATGGTGCGGCTGATGAATTAGATGTTAAGCTTGAGGATTTGGAAAAAACAGCTAACGAGTTTGGGATAAAACTTGAATTTATAAGTGACACTGGAAAAATCACAGCTAAGTCGATGGAGAAGCTTAAAGATGCAACGGCTATTTATACCAAGGCTATCAAAGATGCGAATAAAGAAACGACATCCGAATTAAATGATAAAGCTAAGACAATCGTTATCCGGAATCAAGAACTCAACAGCGTTGATAATTTAATCAAGACATATGGATCGGCTAAACAAGGATCAAAGGAATGGACTGCCGCTCAAAAAGAATTACTCAGTCAGTTTCCACAGTTTGCAACGGCGACAGGTATCAACATAGAAGCTGTAAAAGGCTTAGTTCTGATAAAGCAACAGGAGCTCGCAGTAGAATGGGCAAGTATCCAAGCCAAAGCAACGGCTGCTGTGCAGGAAAAAAATACGGCTATCGTTAAACAAGAAGCGGCTATAAAAATTGCAACAGCTATCGCAACTATCACAGGTGCGGGTGGACTTGCTGAAGTAGCTGTACGGCGAATGAATGACGAACTCACACGCCTACGTGGGGAAGCTGCAAGCTTACAAGCTCTCGCCAGTATGAAGCCAGGAGATATCGTAATACCTACGGTAAATGTATCGCCTGTAAAATTAGAGACAGGAACAAAGCCGAAGACAAAAACACCAAAAACACCAAAAACACCAAAAGCGGCGGCATATCAAAACAAAGCTCTTGATGAAGCCTACAAGCAACTCGAACACCTAAAAGCGCTTGATCAACTCACAGACGAGCAAGAATTAAAATCATTAGAAACAATTCAGGCTAAGTATGTTAAAACAGCAGATGAAAAGATGGCCATCGAAGAAAAGATATACAGCGTTAAAAAAGCTCTAGGTGATGCGTCTCTCGAAAAGGCACTGAAGGACTATGACAGATCCAAAGAAGCCGGCAAGCTCACGGAAGTCGAAGAGGTGGCTCGTCTACAACGGATCAAGAAGTTATATGCAAATTCAGCTGATGAACGCGCTGACATGGACGATAAAATTTATGAAGCACAAAAGCGTGTGGTCGAAGCTGAGAAGCAGTTACGTGTTGATGTTGCTAAATACACCAGTCAACAACTACAAGCCGCATATGAGGATCGTGTGGTCCGTGAGAAACTGTCTGATGAAGAAGCTTTTAAGTTGAAGGATAAACTTTACAACGAACAGATTTACATTAACAAGAATTACCTTCAAAAAGTCCTTGCGGACACTAAGTATACTGCTGCAGAGAAAAAGGCGATTGAACGCGATACAACCGAGGAAATCCGCAAGCAGACTAACGAGCGCTTACAACTCCAAAGGGATTACGCGGAAGAGGTCAGAAAATCACAGATCAACTCGATCAACGACCTATCCAAAGGCATTCAAGATGCTTTAAAGGCTAAGTATCAAGCCGAGAAAAAGGCGGCAGAGGAAAGTATAAAAGCTTCTCAAAGCGCCAATGAGGAATGGAAGAGAAGCCAGTTAGACAGCATTAAAACCGTTTACGATGCACGCACTAAAGCGGCACAAGAAGCGGCAGACGCTGAAATCAAGGCAATCAATTCGGTTTACAACGCTCAGATGGAAGCAATACAAAAACAATTGGATGCAATGGATCAGGCTGAAAAACAGAAGTCTAGAGCTGAACTAGACGCAGACGACCAAAAGAAGATTGGTCAACTTTCTTCAAGCATCGAATATGAGCATGATGACTTCAATCGTAAAAAATTGCAAGACGAGTTGAACAAAGTCATCGCTAACATGAACGAGCGACACCGACAAGAAGAGCTTGCAGATAAAAAGGATGCGCTCAAAGAAGAACAGCAAGTATTAAAGGATAAACTATCCGAGGAAACAGCCGCCATTAAAGAACAGTTAGCGGTTAAAAAGGAAATCATGGCAGCGGAGTACGAAGCACAGCAAATAAACATTAATGCTATCTACGCAAGTCAGAAAGCTTCGCTTGATCAACAACTAGCTGATAGTCAAGCGCACTATGCAGCACTCCTGGAAGCCAAGGTGATCCAAGCAGAAGCTGAAAAAATGATCATACAGAATCAGCAAGAAGAAATATTAAAGTTGCTCGAGAAGTTCGGTGATGGTTATCAAGCCGCAGGACAAACACTAGGAGAGAAAATGCTTGCGGGATTTAAACCGAAGGTGGATGAAATATCCGCAATGATCGCCAGTGTGATTGCTCAGATTGATGCGGCTAGATCGGCAGCACTACAGACCATGGCGCTGGCAGCATCTGCAACAGCGGCTTCCTCAGCCGCATCTGGTGGAGGTTCAAAAGGAACCACAAGTAACGTATCAGTTGTAAATAACTTTAATACGCCAGTTACATCACCAAGCTCTATTTCCAAGGCTACAGAAAAAACAGCACAAAAGTTAGCAGGATTCTAGGAGGTGTCGAATTGCAAATAGCCACATTTACAAACACTCGGGGCGAATCAGTTGAATTCGGCAACTCCGGGCCTTTTGTGTTGCAAAAAATTGACGGAACAGCAAATGTCTCTACGGAGATAAAGAACACTAAGTCACCGTATCAGGATGGTAGCAGTTTTGTGGGAGTACAATTGTCTGACCGTGATATCCCAATCCAAGGATTTATCAATTCGAACAGCCAACAGCAACTTTATGATCGTCGCCGTGAGCTCACTCGGATCCTAAATCCAAAACTTGGCCCTGGGAAGCTTGTGTACACAAACTCTTTTAGAAGTTATGCAATTGATGTGGTAGCAGACGGAGGTCCAGTCTTCGGGGAACGATTCGTGCATGCTAATCTATTTGTAATCAACTTTATTGCCAATGATCCATATTGGAGGGATGTCGAAACAGCGACCAAGGCATTACGTGCTGAGGTTGGGGGATTAACTTTTCCTTTGCGCCTACCAACAAAATTTGCGACAGCGTCTTATCGTGGGGTATTTCATAACACTGGTGATGTTGAAACGCCTGTAGAAATCCGGTATAAAGGTCCAGCAACAAACCCTATTGTAACCAATGAGACGACAGGAAAATTCATAAAGGTTAATTGTGAATTATTAGCTACTGACACTTTGTTTATAACTACGGAATTCGGAAACAAAAGAGTAGAAATATTAAACGCCGATGGATCTAGAACAAATGTATTTCACTGGATCGATTTGGGCAGTACATTTTTTCAGCTCGAAATAGGCGAAAACATTCTACGGTACGGCAGTAGCCAAGATTCCGACCAGTCACCAGCTAATGTAACGGTATCTTGGCACAATCGATTCTTAGGGGGGTGATAAATTGGGAGCTCCATCTGTTCGAATATTAGACACGAATTTCAATCTGCTTGGTGAGATTGATAACTACGAGAGTCTTCAATTAACCCGCAGATTCTACCGTGCCGGAGAATTTGAGATACACATTGCATTAGGAAAACAGAGCGTGGATCAACTGTTAAAAGATCGTGTGATTGTCATCAACAACCAACTGCACAAGTCTGGGATTATCACGAGTAGGCAAATCGTAGAGTCTGACAACGGTATTGAAACGCTTGTCATAAAAGGCCATACATTGGGTGGTGTGCTAGACAGGCGGGTGACTGTTACGGATAGTTATGACCGTGTGCGCGGTTCGGCAGAGACAGTAATGAAGCATTATGTAAGTAATCACATCGTAAACGGAGTGTATGCAGAACGCAATATTCCGTTTTTTGCTGTTGCTACTAATCAAGGACGAGGGAAAGTAACGCCTTGGCAAACTCGGTATGAGCAACTAGAAAAAGTTATCCAGGAGATAGCTGAGGTTTGCGATATTGGTTGGCAAGTGGCGTTGGATTTTGTAACTAAGAAATGGGTTTTTGATGTGGTGACAGGTAGGATTCTAACCGCAGGACAGTCACTTTTGCCGCCTGTTATTTTCAGTCATGAATTTGATAACATCCAGTCTCAGGATTACTTGGATTCTGATCTGCAATATAAAAATGTTGGGTACGCAGGGGGCAAGGGTGAGGATGAGGATCGACTCATTCAGATAGTCGGTAGTGGTTCGGGACTTAATCGTAGAGAAACATTTTTAGATTGCTCAAGTGCCATGGATGCCATAGAACTGGTTGATCTAGGTAAGCAAAAGCTTGCAGAACAGAAACAGATCGTGACCTACAACGGCAAGATTTTGGACACTGGAAGCTTTATTTATGAACGTGATTGGGATTTGGGTGATATCGTAACACTCCAAAATAAAAAATGGGGTGTCACCATGGACAGTCGCATCACAGAGGTAACAGAAATATATGAGCCAGCATCCACTTTGGAGATTGTCCTTGGTGCCGAAATCCCAACGATAACAGAGTTTATTAAACAATTACAAAGCAATGTAAAAAGGAGTGATTGATAGTGCCACAAAAATCAGGAATATTTGACACCATTGAAGGTGATGTGCGCGAATACCCAGCGAGAGAGTTTGCGGAATATTTTGGGCGGTTCCTCACGAATGGCGTTTTCAACGGTGGGCAATACCTACAGGTGACCGCAACAGGGACAAACTCATACGTCAGTATATCCCTTGGATCTGCTTGGATTAAAGGGTATGCGTACAGTGTCTACGACGAGGCTGTATCATTACCCATAACACCAGCCACCACTTTAGATAGGATAGATAGGATTGTCCTAAGATTGGACACAAGCACACCTGTTAGATCTATCAAAGCAATAGTATTGCAAGGTGTGCCTAATGCTAACCCTGTACCACCATCTTTGGTAAGGTCAGGCGACATTTTCGATCTGAGCTTAGCACAAGTACGAGTTGTAGCAAACTCAATTATTGTCACTCAGGCTAAAATCACAGACGAACGAATGAACAGTACTGTGTGCGGGTTGGTGAACTCACTGATCCAAGTGGATACTACTGTATTCCAACAAAAGTGGGATGCATTTATGGCATCTGTCCAAGATCAAGGTTTTGTTACGACGATAGCTTTTAATGCGCATAAGTCAGATGATACCTCACACGTCTACTATGGTGATGACACAGGTACAGCAAATGTAAAACTAGTTGCATTAAGTGCTTCTGTGACTACTTTAAAAAAGGGATTGGGGGTAGCATTTACAAACAAAGCTTTAAATACAGGAGCAGTAACCATCAATGTAAATGGTTTAGGTGCAAAGCCAATAGTAAATTCAAAAGGGATTGCTCTTGTAAATGGTAACTTAGTAGCCAATGGAGTTTATACGTTGAGATATAACGGAACGGCTTTTATCTTACAGGGTGAAGGAGGTGGTGGCACAGCTACGACTGGAGATGTTAGGTTAGGGAAAACAGCAACGGTTGATAGTGGAGATATAACAGGAACAATGCCTAATATTGCTCTAAATGGAAAGACAACCAATATAACTGCGCAGAACGGTCTGGTGACAATACCCGAGGGCTTTTCTGATGGGACTGGTAAAGTTCAGGCTACTTATATTGCTAAGGGAAAAATAGCATCAGGTAACACAACGGCAGGATCTAATACGATTGTAACAGTAACTGGCTTGGATTTTATTCCAAGAATAATTAGAATCCGAAGTGCTTCTAGCAGTTTTCCGAAGCCAATAACCGTTATGCATAGGGGTGTTCAAGATTTCTCGGGAATTTCACATGACATATTTGCTACTTTAGATCCAAGCGGTACGAAAGGGTACGGAGGTGACTCCACTGTGGACGGCCGATACACCATCACATCGGGTGGATTTACAGCGTCAATTCAAACGGGTAATATACCGGTTTATTGGGAAGCAGAAGAATAGGAGGGATGCTCATGAAAGTAGGAAATAGAATTTTCTTTGACAATGACGGAGAAATCGTTTACCAAACAGGTGAAATGCAGGGAGATGTGCTGGCGAGAAAAGAGATCACTGAATTGAATTGCATAGATTTAGAATATGGCGCTATTAATGTTCAAACTCATCGAATCATTCGAATAAACACCATAACTAAGCAACCAATACTGGAAGAGATTCCACAAATACTAACACCTGAACAGCAACAAATCAAAGATTTAGAAGATGCTTTACTTTTAGCAACAGATAATGAACTAGGGGGAATTTTATAATGACAAACGTAAATAAGGTAGTGGTAAGAATTGCAGCGGAAAGAATCATAAGTGGTGGGCAGAATCCAAAAACGGGAAATGTCTATGTATTGGATGATGTTACAAATCCTGAATACCGTCAAGCTATTGAGGATTACATTTTAGGAAAAACAGAAGGAGTCTAATGTCGGAGTAGGAAGATTATACGCAACATCAACAGCACCCATTGAGGTGTATTTTTTATGCCTTCGGAGCAGATTTGAGGGCTATTTATATTGGATCAGGGAGATGAGAAGCATGGAAAGATTGGATCTGACGTTAAAGTGGGGTATAGCTCTTTTAGGATCGGCAGGGACTTATTTTTTAGGAGGTTGGTCGGAATTGATATCATTTTTTCTACTGGCGATAGTAATCGACTATTTAACTGGAATAGCCGCATCGTTGAAAGAGGGTGACGGACTCAGCAGTAATGTTGGATTTTGGGGATTGGCAAAGAAAGGTCTGATGCTCCTGGTGGTGATCTTGGCACATAGATTAGATGTATTGTTAGGCGCTGATGTAATTATGATCGGCGCCATTTATTTTTATCTGGCTAATGAACTTATATCTATCACTGAGAACTACGGAAGGTTTGGGCTGCCACTACCAAAACAGATTAAAGATATCATTGCCGTTCTCAAGCAAAAGGGTGGTACTAATGAGTAATCTAGTATATTACAGTCAAGAAGATGCTCGTTGGAGAAATGTACTGTATTCGATTCGGAACGATAAAACACAGACCATTGGAACATCTGCGTGTGGACCAACTAGTACAGCTATGGCGATCAGTTCAATAACAGGTAAGAGTGTGTTACCGACAACAGCGGCATTATATGCAATCACTAAGGGATTCCGAACACCTGACAGTGGCACATCATGGGGATATTACGCAAGTATAGCAAAAGAATACGGTCTATCCTGTAAGCAAACAGGAAGCATTGCAGATGTGAAGGAAGCCTTAGGTGCTGAAAAATTAGTTATTGCATCTATGGGGAAAGGTCACTTCACAGGCGGCGGTCACTACGTTCTCCTTGTTGGGATTAATACGGAAAAAGGCATAGCGTGGATTGATGTCTACGATCCAAACCACGACAACACCAAGTACGGATCTGACGGGTTGATCAATCAAGGAATTCGAAATGATGGGAAGGTAACTGCAAAGGAATCTGTATTCAAAAGTGAAGCCAAACAATATTGGATATTTAATAAATTAACTCAGGAGGAACCAGAGATGAAAAAAGTAGATGCGGATGGAATTATTGCCTATCTCAAATTAGCTCATGGAGTTGCTAAAACGCCAGAGGAGAAGAAGGAAATCGGAAGATTGGCTGATGAGTTGCGTGTGGCGTCTGGACAAGCTAAACAAAACGAATAATTTTATTTACAACATGTCCCAAATGAATTATATTATCTTTAACATATACGGAAGCATCGTTATGCAATCCGAAAACATCGGCAAGAAGCCCACTAACCTTAATTGGTCGGTGGGCTTCTTTTGTATTTTTATTAATCCGAAGTTTTCAGCATGTATCCAGTAACTCCAATCACTCAACATTCTCAAGGACAAACTTGTAATCAATTGCGGCTATCTGCAGGTGTGTGTTGGGCATGATCAGCAAATTTGAAGCTTCTTCTTCCGTTATCTCGGCAAACTTACCAGAATTAATGGACTCAATATAATGGGTCGCTACGTCAGCTCTTCCTCGGATCGCTTTGCCTAGATCTACCAATAGCTTATTCAGATATTCTTCAACATGTGCTTTATAAATCAATTCTTTTGGGATCTCGAAGTTTTCTACCTCTAGTGCTTTTGATTCAAATAAACTAACGGCAAGCTCAAGATTAGTTGTTATCGATTCAGTAGTGGCAAGTCCGAATGAGTAATTATCTAACGGCTCGGTAACATAGTACTCCCAAGTAGAATCTGTAAGGGAGCTAGCACTCTTGATAAGTCGATCCAAATCATCGTCCACGAATTTCTTTTCAGGTGTCCTGCTATCAACTTTTTTTGTGACTGCAACCACCTTACTATCATCCGATTTTTTAGAACTGGAATTAGAACTTTTGTTAATATTATTGCAGAAAGCTAGACCGAAAATAAATATGATCACCAATAATATTGCACATCCAATAGTTTTCGGTTCTGTCTTTTTAGGTTGTTTCAGTTGCGTCGAAACGCTATTATTGCTTCCAAGCAAAGAACTCCCACAATGCTTGCATTTTAAAGCCTCGTCCTTAATTTCCTCAGCACAATAAGGGCATGTTTTCAAAACGTATCACCAACCTTCTATAGATCTATTAGGACATAGTCTACCAGAAGAAGGCAAATGTTTCCATGTAAAAAATGGAGTCTATAAGTCCCAAAATTGATCAGCCTTGACGGAAGAATCCACTTCTCGAAGAACCGTGATTATTTTCTTCATCGTGGTTCCACTCGGAGTATACGTTCTATCCCCACAAGCAGAGGTAATAGAGTTTTTATTTATCCCACTACGCTTAATAAGCCACTCTTGTTTAATGCCCCTTTTGTCTAGCCATTTACCCAGCTCTGTTCTTGGTTTTCCCAATCCTAACATTTTACTCACCCCTATTGTGAGTATGGACAAACTCCAATAATTCTAATCCGAAAATCCATAAAAAAGTGGAATTATGACCAAGCCGTACCCCATAGATATAGAACTAGATACAGAACAAAGAGCCTTGATATCAGCTCAGTTCTGCAACTGGTTATACAACTAGGAGGGGTTCACAATGATAGTGGCGATTGATGCAGGTAACTTTGAAACCAAGTTTTATGAAGGTAACACGTTTCATAAATTTTCATCCGCAATAGGTGAATACAGGGATCGCAATCTAAAAAGCGATGGTGGTATTGAATTTGAATACAACGGGCTGAAAGGATTTGCTGGGACTCTTGCTCTTATGGAAAGCGAATTTGTAGAGAGTCAGAAAGGAGAAACAAAAGCACATCCGGACGCAAGGTTGCGGGTCCTGCTTGCATTGCACCAGTACACAGAAGGATCGGAGCACAGTATTGTTGTGGGGCAGCCGATCAGCGGTCATACAGAACATGAAAAGATGGCTATTAAGGAAATGTTAATCGGTCGCCATGAAATAACCGTAAATGGACGCAAAAAGACGATCGTTATTAAGCGGTGCGAAGTGGCCGCAGAAGGAGTTAGTGTTGGTTTGTTAGTGCCAGGCGCTGGCGTTGGCGTTGTTCGAGTGATTGACATCGGAAGCGGCACGATTAATTTCGGCACGGTCATTGATCGGAAGTTTAATGATAAGCACAGTTTCACACTTGGAACCGGTATGGAAACAGTCAGATCGACTCAACCTGCAGCATTCGCCCGACAGATTGCAATCAGAGCATTGGCTAATGATTGGAAGGCAAGGGATACAGTTTATCTTTGTGGCGGTGGGGCAGAGGTTCTTTTATCACACATTAAACAATTCTTTGCTGGTGCTGTGTTGATCGATGGTTCGCCGGAGTATGCAAACGTTCGGGCATTTTATATGATCGCGAGGAAGTTATATGGCTAAGGATATCAAGATCGTTCAGGTTGCATTTAACATCTTGGACCCTGATCAGCGGGCGTTTTATGAGTACGTACAGCTCAGACCTAATCAATCCGGATATATCAAACGACTAATCCAGCGAGACATCGATCAGGCTCATGGGTTATTGAGTGGATCAATGCTTAAAATGGCGGGTACTTTGGGTAGTGTTGGTGGGGCATACATGGTGTACAGATCTTTGCCAGAAATCGTCCTGAGAAGAAGACTTGAATCCTTATTTAAAACAGGGGAGATATACCTTAAAATCGTCGGATACAAAAAGAGAGAGTTACGGAAATACCCGAAAATCAAACGGGTTACAACATACTTTGATAGACAAGAAGCGGTGTTCACATTGCCCGAGGGGGTAAACCCTGAGTTAGTACTATCCCATGATTGGCTGTTCAAACAAGTCTTTGGTAATAATCTAACGTTAGAAATGAATGAAGATGACCCGCGCATATTCGTTATGAAGTCATACGGCGAAAAGATTAAGCACTTTGATTATGACCTTACAGAAGTTCAAAAACAGTTTGCGGGGTTGGAGTTACCTATATACGCGGGCAAAGATCGCAATGGATATGTTGTATATGATCTAGTCCCGAATCCTGGGCTACTTATTGCAGGAGAAACAGGTAGCGGCAAGTCAGCTTGTGTGCGGTCTGTTATCACGACATTAATACAAATGGTCCCGACACTTGAATTATATTGTGCTGATCTGAAAATGTCGGAGTTCGGGATCTTTAAGGGGATAGCAAAAAGCGTTGTTATGGATTCAGATGGTTTACGGCTAATGGCATCCAGAATCAGAAAGGAATGCACACGACGTAGTAAGCTGTTAGAAAAGTATGAGGTGGAACATGTCAATAAACTCCCGAAAGAAGCGAGAGTAAGTTATATCGTATTTGCCGTTGATGAGATATCCCTAGTCAAAAAGGAAAAGGACATCATGAACAACATTGAAGAAATAAGCTCCATCGGGAGAGCGTTAGGCATATTCCTCATACTGTCAATGCAACGTCCTGACGCTCATGTTTTGGATGGAGCGTTGAAAGTTAATTTAACAGTTCGGTTTGCCCATAGAACAAGTGATGTAACAAACAGCCGGATTGTACTAGACAGCGTAGAAGCCGCACAGATCCGAAATAGTGAGAAGGGTAAAATGTATATGAAGTTCGATGGCATAAGCCCCGTTCAAGGCCCATTCTTAGATATAGACGTAGCTAAGAAAATATTAGCGCCGTTCAAAATGATTAGCGACGTGCCGAACACAGGCGAACGTGTGGATATTACAGAAGAAGCGCAAGAGATCATGAGGGAAGAAGAAGCAGAGGAAGAGGAAGAAATTGAAATGGGGGTACTTGGATGAATGCCAGGGATAAAGTCATCCTGCATGACATAGAGCGATTCAGATGTTTAACGGTGGATGATATTGCAGAACTTCATTTCGCACACACTAAGAAACCCACAATGCAAGCTAACAGCGTCTTAAAGAGGATGCGGCGGGATAATCTTATCGAGTGTTCTACAGAGCGTAGGAAGTACTTATATTTTCCCTATGAATCCAAAATGAAGAAGGATTCCCAGAAGATTAACCACTTCCTTGAGATAGCCCAATTTTACAGAGAGGTGCGGGCGATATCCGCACCCAAAGTGTTTGATGTTGAACCGAAATATGGTTCTAACTTCATGGAGCCAGATGCATTCATGATTTGGAAGAACACCCCGTTCTTTGTAGAGATCCAGCGAACCATATATACAGACAAGATCATGAAGGCGAAGCTTGACCGATACGAGCAGTATTATAATTCGGATGAATGGACCCGCGAACCCTGGCAGACCAAAGATAAGAAGTTTTTCCCGAACGTATGGATTATCGGGGTAGGCAAGTATTCCACAGGTATCCGACCATTCAAGGTAATTCAGGAGAGTGTTGATTCATTCGTCCAACGATTATCTATTAAAGCGTAGCCCTTCGGGGTTTTGAAATCCCATATTAAGGGGCTTTTATTTTTGTCTTCATTAATAGACAATGATGGCAGAGGTGACAACATCATGAGAATACCAACAATTTACGACGCCAACGGGAGACCTGTTAACATCGACAGCAACAACTTGCTATATGTTTCGTCCGAAGAGGATAAGATCGAGCTCCACACACGCAATGAGGCGTATAGGCCGTTAAGAACTCTAAAAGACTGGGAGCATCTACTCCACAATGAGGGCTTCACCCCGCTGGCAAAATCAAACTTAGTGAATATGAAATTGTTAAAGAAATATGATGAGGAAAAAAGAAAGGCGTTTTTCGACATTGAGGGAATCGGGAAGAGTGTGGAAGTATCCAGGAGGAATATACAGAAAATATCCAGATTTTTAGATTCATGAAACACGTTTGCAGGAGGTAAACGGTAAAGTGACAACGACTAAATTCGACACGTTATTGTACAAATATGGTTTATACTTATATAACAACAGTTAAGCATTACTTAACAACAAGCCTAGGGGACGAGTAAGAAATCTACTCATTCTCGCTGTTGTACCAGTCCAGAGCATATAAGTCATTCACACGGCAATCAAGATAGTGAGCAGCGTTAATCGCGAATTCTAGCGACATGTTCGCCTTCCCTGATACCAACTGGCTTACAAAAGATCGGGAGCACTTCATATGTCGAGCAAACTCCGCTGGTGTTATCCCTTTCTTTCTTAACTGGTCCATTAGCGAGCATTCCCCTAATGTATAGGGCATGCTGTTCTCCTTTCTTTAAGTGCTATTTTAAAAATTATATCATCACGGAGGCGGTTTATGGAATGAGTGAATTAATAAGTGAATACAATCGTACGGTCGTGAAAAATTGGTTGGAACCATACATCGAACAACGGTCAGAAGAAATTAAGGATTTATTATGTAAGGATAATAGGCAGTTTTATGTTAAACATACAGAACTATTTGAAAAAATGAAAGAAAGCTTTCCTGATCTGTCGTTGAGAGAGTTATTAGAGATAGAGGAATTGTTCAATGAACATATTTCATTCGCGGCTGAAGCTTATAAAACCGGATTTAGAGAGGGATATGATCATAATAAATAAAAAAGAAGGCTGTCAATACCTAGTGACAGCC